AACTGGCCCCATAAGGGGGTGATACAAATGGGAGGGAGTAACGAGTTCGTTCGTCCGTCCACATCTTCGGCAGGGGCGCGGCTGCATGAACAACGCGCGGGGTGAACTATGCTGACGGAACAGGAAAGGAAGTGGCTGCGGGGGCGGGACTTACGCGCTGCGCCTTGTGATAATGAACTTCCGGGAATCATTTGCGACTGTTGTGTTGAGATCATTGGTGTTGTTTGCCCATTGAAACCGGACTACCGCGACGCCGCCGAGTTCGAGGCAAGGGGGGCGGAAAAACTTACACTGAAAGAGCCTTGTCCTCTTCCCAAAAACGCTGACCTTGATGATTGCCCCTACTCCTACTTTATCGAAGACGAGGAAAGCGCATTTTCGTGCAGATGGTGTCGTCTGAAAAGAGCTCGTATCACCGTTGAAGAGGAAATGGACCAATGAACGAAACCACTCTTGATGAACTCATGAAGTGCTCGAAAGAGGCCATTGCACGGGCGTATATGTGCCGGGAAACGTTTGAAGCACAACAAGAATGTCCTGAAAGATCTCCCAACGGATCGTGTGTGATAGGAAGAGGTCTTTGTTGGGCCGTAACCCCACAGGACTGGGAAAAGGTGCTGAACAGTGTGCAGGAGAAGAGAGGATGCCTGAACCCCAAATCGTAATCGTGGTCAACTCCCTCACAGAGGCCCACAAGCTCGAACGGGAACTTGTGCGGGATAGGCAGAGTGCATGTGGCTACAGGCCGCGTCAAAAGGATGAGTGCAGGTTTTGCAAGCACGTGGGGCGCTACTCCAGCTACACATACCAAACAACATACTTTTGCGACCTGCACAATTTCTGTGTGGCTGCACGCGGGATATGCAACGACTTTGAAACAAACATGCCGGGGGGAGTGAACCAATGACAGCGCAGGAGTGGTTTGACGAGCTTGAACGGCTGAGTGAGGCGGCAACACCGGGGCCGTGGGATGTAAATCAAAAGAACTTAACGGTATATGACAATTATGGCGATTCTGTTTGCGATACGCAGCAAACCCACAACGCACAGAACAATCTTGCCTACATCGTCGCGGCCTGTAACGCTGTGCCGAGGCTGGTTGAGATGGTACAAGCCATGTCTTCCGTTATGGCCGGGATACCGGACGTTGAATTAACCCCGGATGAAATCTTGTGGGACTTCTTTGAAGACACGGAGCCGAAAGAATGATTACCACCGAAGAACTCGCCCGGATGCGGGCTATCGCAGAGGCAGACAAGAACGGCGCGGACGGCAAGGCGTGGGACGAGGCCATTACCCCAGACATCGTGATCGCGCTGTGCGACCGTATCGAAAAACAGCAGGACGCGCTTAATCTCGTTGACATGGCACTTTCCGCAGTTCGCAGTACCTTGGAGCGATACAAATGAGCATATCAAAAGAAGAGCGCGACCAATGGCGAGAAAGGCTGTCATCACCATACACATGCTTTGAGGCGGCCCATGCGGACTTCACCATCCGGCTACTTCGTGGAGAAAATATGACCCCAACCAAAAGAGCTAGGAGAAGTGAATGAGTACGTTGACGTTGAATCTGAGTGAGAAGCTGGTGAAGGACATCATCGAGAGTGATGCCAGTTTGAAGGCCGAGATCGACGCCTTGGTCATCGACAAGGCCGCGAAGAGTTTCCTCACCAAGGGTATCGAAAAGCGCGTTGAACGGATGATAAAGAACGATCTGTCCGACTCCGTAAATAAAGCTATTGAAAAGTACATTCAAAGTGGCGCATTCGGGCTGAACCACTATAGCACCATCAAAGAGGTCCTGTACGACAGGATTGCTTCTTTGGTAGATGCCGAGGTTGAAAAGAGAATTAGAAAGAGCATCGAGGAATATGCTGAGGTCAAGATCAAAGAACTTGTCGATACCAGATTGGGTAAAGAGAGTGATACGATTCTTTTATACATTGATCGTGTCATAGAATTTAAGATCAACAGCATCATCGCCGGATTGATGGATATGAGAAAGAAGGAAGGTGGGGCATGTGTGAGGAACTGACGTTGCTACCGTGCCCGGCGTGCAAAAATACCAATGTGGTCCTGAGAGCATATACGAGAGCCTACGGGTTCTGTACTGCGTGCGGGATGTGTGGCCCTTGCGCTCCAAAGGTTAACGCGGAATATGCGATCAGGCAATGGAACGCCTTCCCCCGCGCGCTGGAGTGGACGGACAGCCGTCCGAAGGTGCCCGGGTGGTACTGGTTCAGAAACGGAGGCGCCAAGCCAGTGATATTGCCGATCACGCTGCCAGTGAGGTGGAAAGTAGAACCAGACGATGAATGGGCAGGCCCCATCCCCGAACCCCGTGAACCGAAGCAGTGGGTAGCTATCAAGAACGCGGAGGAACCATGTCCGAAGAACTGACGTTACTTGGTGGGTCCTTCAACGGGTCAGAGCTCTGGGTCGCCTGCGGGAACATGCGAAAATGCCGCATGGCTGGCCCGTCAAGAAAAACCGTCGCTGAGGCTGTTGCCGCATGGAACGCCATGCCCCGTGACCTGACGTGGACGGACGAGCCGCCGAAAGAGGTCGGAAAGTATTGGTGGAGGTGGGATGCAGGCAGTAAGCATTGGATATACAACGTGAGGCTTATACCGACGATACACGGGCTGATAACGTATGACCACAGCGCCTATGACGCGGAACACGTGGAAGACATCGGCGGCCAATGGGCAGGCCCCATCCCCGAACCCCGTGAACCGAAGGAACAAGGAGGATATGATGGATAGCTGGACGTTGTGGAGCGAGCAGCAGCCTACTGATGCCAAACTAGTATATCGCTGGCGTATCCCCGCACAGGAGATTCTGGGACTGGTCATGCAGCCGGAGTGGTCGGAGAAACTCTTTTCTCCCCTATGCCAACCTGATATTCATTTTCCGAGTTGTGCGAGATGGGACGGATGGAAATGGCATATCCCCAATGGGCTGGAATGGCGCGTTGCGTCGCCAAATGAGCCGGAAGGGGAAAAGGGAGTCGTATGGGGCGGCCTTGACTTGCTTCCATGCCCATTCACCGGGAAACTTCCAACTGTAATCTATCATGGTCGATATATCGGGGCTCCACCATACCATGCTGAGTGGCTTGGCATAACCTCGTTCTCATATGTTTTTTCTTGGCATATCGTAAGATCTATCGGATGGCGTAGCGCCAAAAATATGCGCGACGCATGGAATATGAGGTGTATCCCCGAACCCCGCGAACCGAAGGAATAGTCATGGCAGTAGCGGAAGTCGTGCTCATCGTGACCGTGATCGTCTCCCCTCTCGCCATTGAGGGGCAATCCGCAAGGCACTCTGAACTCACCAAAGAGTATCCGCAAAACACTCTCGATGAGTGCCTTGCACAAGCACATCGTGTTTCACGGTCACATGGGGTCAATCACACAGTGATAGCCGTATGCGTCCCCACCGACAAATACGAACCGAAATAGCCCCGAAAGGGGCTTTCCTTTTTTAGGAGAACATCATGCCCGAGAAGATTTCCCGTTTCGCTATCCTCGTCCGTGACATGCGGGCGGCACAGAAACGCTACTTTGACACACGGGACAAGGCCGACCTGTCCAGCGCCAAGGGACTTGAAAAGAAGGTCGACGACGAACTTGCCGCCATCTTTGGCGGCGTCCGGACGCAAGGAACCTTGTTGTAGGAGAACCAATCATGCGAAGACCCACCAACCCCATAATTCCGTACCCGCATGAGGCCATCCAGCACACTCGCTGTGTTCTGGCCTTGTCCATGATCACTGTGGCGATTTCTTTCTTGAAGCCGGAAATGCTGGCGCAGCTTGGCGACCTCGGAAAGCAGGTCGAAAAGGTCAACCGTTGGATCGACCGATGCGCGGACGATACGCAGAAGCGCAGGCTCTCCGCGGGCGCGAAGCGAGATCTGGATGCGCGGTTCCATATCCTTGCCGGGCACGTTGGGGATGTTCAGGCGGCGGCCGGCGACGCCACCCGCTGGACGCAATGGGGCGCCGGAATGTGGGCCGGGCTCACCTTTCTCGAAGACTGCCGGAACACCTGCCCCGCCTACTTCCGGGGCCTTCACTGGCACAACCTGCTCAAGACGCTGACCACGCTGTGCAATGCGCTCGAAAAGGTAGACCCGCGAATCGCTGAGATTGGGACGCGGGTGTACGAGCGGGCTGCGTAGGATGAAAGGAGAAAGGATGGAAACGACAATCTCGGAAATCCGCTCAATCGTACAGCGGCGTCGGGAGTTAGAGATTGAAGACCAACGTCTCTACCAACGGTTTCTCGAACTGCTCGAACTCAACCAAGGGACTAGAAAATCTTCCCGCGATAGGCTATCCCCAGAATCAGGGAAGGCGCTTTTTGCTGGCTTGAAGAGAGGTTCTCATGAGCGTAGCAAAGCGCGGTGACGGCAGATTTGTCGTCAAGTTCAAAGATGAAGAAGGGCGCTGGAAACAGCGCTCTTTCCGTACTGATGAAGAGGCCCGGCAATTCGATGCGGATTGCCAATATGATAAGGTGGAAAACACGCGCCTGACGCTGTTGGAGGCGGTGCTGGTGTACTTAAAGAACACTGAGTACGCCGAAAAAACCATAGCAACGTACGAGTTTTTGGTCTGTGGTCATGACAGGCAAAACGGCTATCACCGGGAAGGTCCAGCGGAGTTTATTGCCGACCGTTTTGTTGACACATTGACACGTCGTGACCTCGAAAATGTGCGCGAGAGGTGCAGGAATGATGGTCTAACTATGACAAGCATCAACTCCTACGTTTCAAAACTCAAGGCCGCAATCAATTGGTGCGTCGAACAGGATTTGCTCCACGAGAATCCTTGGGGGAAATATCGGCAACTCCCAGGCGCAAAAAACAAGCCACGGACGGGAACGCTGGAAGACTTTCACAAACTCTTTCCTGTGCTCCCGCCGTGGCTTCAATGGGCAGCCCAAACAGCCATTGCCCTATGTCTGCGCCCCGGCATATCCGAACTTTTCCGTCTCGAATGGTCGGCATTCAACTGGAAGGCTAGAACCGTATGCGTCTACATGTCGAAAGTAAATACCACCAAAACAGTATTTCCGCCAGAAGCATATATGGCGGAAGCTTGGGAGCGTTTCCAATCTGACAAAGTGAAGGGTTATAAGCTTGTTTGCAGGAGCAGAAAAGACAAACCAGTATCGATAGATATGTACAGAGAGGCATGGGCCAGCGCGTGCAGAAAAGTTGGGGTGTCTATGCCCATGTATGCCCTTCGTCACATCGCAGCGTCAGAAATGCTGGCAAAAGGCGTAGACATTGCCGCCGTAGCCGCGCAACTGGGACACAAAAACATTACGACGACAGGGGCCTTCTATACTCATGCGCTGGCATCATCACAGCGACGCGCAGCAGAGGCTATCCCCACCTGCACCAAATTGGTGCAGATTGGTGCGGAAAAATAGATATGAATAAAGTTATTATAGCTAGTTAAAGCGAAGTCCTTGCTTCTTTTAAGGAAGCGATACTATCTAATCATTTTAATATGTAACGAACATCCTGCACCAAACAGCTTGGTGCAGACGGCAAAAAGCGTCTTCCCAACGCCTCAAAAAAGTGAGCATCGGTATGCTGTGTGAATGCGAAACTCCCCCTCTCGGTTCGCGCCGTGATATGCCTCCATCAGAGCACACCACCGGTAGGGAAATTTTTTTGTTTAGACGGTGTGCTTCACTCGATCCATGACCTCAGCTCGCTTCGCGTTATTGAAACGCTCCACCGTGCCGACAAGGTACCCGGTGATGCGCCGGATACGCTCGAACTGCACACCCTCGCCTGCCTTCCCGCCTTCAACGCGGAATCCATTCCACGTCCTGCCTGATTCGCATTCCCCAATCCTGCTCATTCCTGCCTCCTCAACTCCGGCGGCGACTGCCTCCCCTCCCTCTCGCTCTCGTAACTGCTCTTGCAGTGTTCCCTCTGCCAGAAGAACAGCCCATCCACTACGCGCCAGGGACATGCCCTCCTCC